ATTTATCTTTGTATATAAGAGATGATAGCGTTTATTCTATTATTAATTGTAAACCTGATACTCCTCCAGCAGACCCAGGAACCGAGGGAACTTAAGGAGGTCAAGGAGAAGTATCGAACCCTCAGGGAACATCTCAAGGATACGAATCACGAGAAGTTCAATATGCTGTACCGATGCGTTCCTATCACGGGTATGAGGAAGATGAATGGGTCGGTGGGTTCAAACACTAATAAAGGTGGTGAGATTGTAGTCTGCCTGGATGGGAGCACGAATGAAATATTTCACGTTCTCATTCACGAATTGGCACATTGCACGGTGGATGAGTATTCCCACTCTCCCAAATTTTGGGACAACTACATCGAACTTCGTAACATTTGCGTTCAATTGGGTATATATGAACAGATTCCTGAGCGAACCAAATTTTGTGGTCAGCACATTCAGGATAAATAATCTCAGTCTAGTTTAAATGAAGACGCCGGTAAACATTTTGATTACGGCTATTGGATATTGGATAGCGTTGTATGCTGTCACTCTCGTCCCACTCATCTCCAGGAGTTATCATCTAAATCTCATATGGTTCACTGTTGTCATACCTAATGCGATTCGCTTTGCGATAGGTAACATCCCACGTCTCGCCGTGGATAGGGTATTCTTCCTCTCCTCGACCTTCATTGCGTTAGTTTTAACTTTTTTCATTAATCAGATTTCATCTGAAACGAAGAGTGCCATGACTGACCAAAAAGCCGACGTTAACAAGAAACTTAAATTGAGTGCCTTGTTAGCGGGAACATTCGCTATGGGTGCTCTCGCAACCTATTATTCAGGTATCGATAATTCTATTTACAGTAATATGGGCTGGGAAAGGCCTGTCTAAGGCTTGATAATGTAGTCCTTCATGAAATAGAAGACAATAGCAGCCACGACACCAGTCGAGGCAAGACCGACCATACTCCTACCCCCTTGTTCGTTAAGGAACTTGGGGATAGAAGTCGCAAGACGGTCCTGAACAGGCTTGCTCACAGCGAGAGCGGTGCACGCCGCAACGAGAAGGGAGGTCATCTGCTCGTCAGTGAGATTCATAGGATTCTTACTGGCGGGCTTCTCAGCCTGACCATTGGCAGCGGGATAAGCACCTTGGGGGTTGGGAGCAGACATCTGCATGCTCTGCATCCTGGGCTCATCAGTCATCATTGGTGGCTCCATCATAATATCGTTAATAGGTGTGGAATCCATCGTCGTCGTCTCTTTACTTTGACTCACATTTTTTTCGGGTGGATTGAACGCTTGATTAGGGACAAAGGCTGTAGAAGGTTTATCCGTTAAAGGTACCATTCCTTCTCCGTCGTCTGCCAAATTCATGGTAGTCATTCTATCTGAAGCCATTTAATATAGCTCTATGTTTTTGAGAAAGTTGAGAGACGCACTCACTTCGTCTTGGTGATCTTAAGATTTGTCTTCTTTGTAGCCTTCTTAGCGTCATCCTCCTTTTGCTGAAGATATTTAGGATTGAACATCTTTTTATGAAGTTTCCAGAGGTCTGGACTTCCCACTCTAAAGTTTTTTCTGACTGTCGCCTTGTACCAAAACACACAATCTTGTATCTTGTTAGACTTTACAGTATTGTCTAACACGAGACACTCATAGTTTTCTGTGCAGGCATCCATAACTTTGCAAAACATATCGAAGGATGGAAAAATACCAAAGAATGATTTGTAAAGTTTCTCTCTATTCTGAATGATATTCTCCCTGAGTATAAACACATAATCCACGTTAGCTCGTAGTGCTGGTGGTAAGTCCATAACATATTGCATCGTCAGCATGAAGAAGATCTTCCAGTGCCTACCGTTCATAAAGCATTGTCGTATACACGTATCTTTTAGAAACTTTGAGTCATACATACAGTCATCAAGGAGCATGAAGGCCCCACAATTCGTTTTACCCGCACCCACCAATTTTCTCTGTCTAGCCATCACCCTCTCTATCGCATCTCTATCGTAGTCACCATAAATGAATAAATCTGGGATAAAGTCCGAATAAAAATGATTACCCTCCTCTGTTCCAGAAAGCACTATTCCTGCTGGGAGATGCTTCTTATGATACATGATATCCTTAACAAGGGTCGATTTACCTGTATTACGTTTCCCAATGAACACACAAACCCGGTCGTCGGTGATCGTCTCGGGTTTGAATTTCCTCAATTGAAGATTCATTCTACTGTAGTGTTTCGTTTTATTTACCAAAATTTTACTCATATACAGTAGGAATGGCTGGTCGACTAAGACTTGCTGCCACAGGAGTCCAAGATGAATGGCTCACAGGTGAACCACAATTTTCATATTTCCTGATGAATTTTAAAAAGCATTCGAAGTTTGCTTTTGATTTTGTTGAGAGTCAGTTTGACGGAGATATAGACTTTGATAAAGTGATTACATGTAGAGTTCCTGGTGACAAAGGTGACTTGGTTCGAAATCTCACCCTAAAAATAACACTTCAAGATCCAACCCCTGATGGCGGTTCTAACAATAATATCTGGTGTCCCTCTGTCATAACCCACCTGATCGAGTATGCTGAACTTTTAATAGGTGGTCAGCCCATTCAGAAAATTACAGGAGAATACATCTACATGCACCAACAGTTGTATAATACCGATGATGACGTTAATCAAACCCTATATTTCCTTAATGGTCACGGAAATATTTTGAGTTATGAATCCGGAACTAATTACACATATTTCCTAGAACTTCCATTCTATTTTTATAGGAATTCGAGTCTGGCTATACCAACATGTGCCCTGACGAAACAATTGGTCGAAGTGAGAATTAAAACACGTCCTCTGTCAGAGTTGACGTTTGGTGGTGGTTTACCCGGTGACATCGCATCTATTCAAAAGTTTTCGATGGATACAGAGTTTATATACGTGAGCCCCGAAGAGAGTAGCTTCATGATGACCCGACCCCTCGACTATGTCATTACACAAATTCAAATGTCTAAATTTAAGATGAAATCTGGAGAAAATACAAAGGCGGTCATGCTCAACTTTACACACCCGGTGAAGGAACTCTTTTTCGTTTCACAATCAGAAGTATCTTTTCAAAATAATTACCCCAATGAATACAACACAATAACAAATGTTGAACTTCGATTTAATAATGAACTTGTTTTTAGTCGAGACACAAAGTTTTTAGTGTATGAACAAGCCTTAAAACATCACGTAAATTCTCCATTTTCAGATATAATTACTCCAGCTTCCCCCTTCGGTAGCAGTTTTAGATTCGGTCCAGCAAAATTTGGTATGTATTCCTTCTCAATGAAACCCGAGATGCCCTACCCAACTGGACAAGTTAACATGAGTCGTATAGCTCATAAACTCCTTAAGATTCAAATAGACCCAAAATATGTAGATAGTGACAATGATACACGTGTGTATGCTACGAACTACAACATCTTGAGAATAGAAAGTGGTTTAGCGGGATTAAAATTTTAGATAGATATAGTAGTAATGGCTGGTCAGCTACAGTTGGAAGCAACAGGACCCCAAGAAAGGTTTTTTACGTTAGACCCAGACTACAGTCATTTTTTGGAAAGTTTCAAAAAACATTCAAACTTTTCAAATCAATATGTCGACTTGGATCCAGAGAATGAAGCTAACTTTGGTAAAAAGGTGAAGTTCAAAGTTCCACAAAATCAGGGTGATCTTCTTAAAACTTTGAGTCTTAAACTCAAACTCCCAGAGATTAATACTTCAGGCGTTTGTTACATAGAATCAGTGGGTCATGCAATCATTGAATATGTAGATCTCATAGTGGGTGGTAAAGTCATTCAACGTCTTACGAGTGATTACCTTCAAATATATTCTGAGCACTTCGTCACTCAAACTAAACAGGTGGCTCTCGAAGAACTTATAGGTAAATTTCCAGAGAGAACGGCATTTCGTAGGGTTTCGAATCGTCTCATAGTGGCTCGAAATGCACTGGGAAACACCGAGGATGTGGACTTCTTTGTGGACTTACCTTTCTACTTTTACAGACATCCAGAGTTGGCGGTGCCCCTATGTGCTATGAATCTTCAGGAGATTGAGGTTGAGTTCAAACTGAGAGATGCACAGGATGTCGTCATCAGAACAGACGGAGCGTATGGTGACATCTCACAGGAAACACTGAACATTATAGATTTCCAACTGTGCACAGAAGTTGTTTTCTTAGACTGTGAAGAACGAATTAAAATTCAAAAAACACCTAGGGATTATCTCATCACACAACTCCAACAAAATACATTCGATGTCGATGCAGGTGTCACCACAGGCAACTTCAAATTGGACTTTGTCAATCCAGTCAAGGAACTTTACTTTGTGATACAGAGACAGGGAAGTGTTGGAACAGCTGAATTTGAGTTTGTCACACCCTTTGACTATGACAATACCCTCGAAGAGACTGGTAATAAGTATATACTTTGGGAGAACTTGGATTATCTCACACTTGATCTAGATGGTCAACCTATAATTACCCAGGAGACGGGAAATGTCATATTCCTCAAGGCTGTTCAGGCAGCTATACACCACTCAAAGACTCAATTGATTCGACGGTTCTATTCATACAGTTTTGCTCTTCAACCAGAAGAATGGTATCCTACGGGTCAGGTCAACTTCAGTTTAGTAAAGGAACAGCTTTTAAACCTAAGTCTCACTCCATGCACCGATTATTCACGTCAAATTCGTGTCTACGCCGCAAGCTATAACGTTCTCCGTGTAAGTGAGGGAACTGGGCAAACTCTTTTTAACATTAAATACTAAAGATGAATATGCAAACTGGCTTTGGTGATGATGGGGTGGACAATATGATTCAACAATACATCAAGACCATGGAAAACATTCTAGTCCCCGTGATTGAAAAAAGTGTTCAATTCGCAACTGAATATTCCAAAGCTTGTGGAAGGGACACCCTTCTTCCAGAAGATTGGGAATATGCAATTAAGTATTGTGCCATGTATAAAGTTGGTGAAGATATTGGTTCCATTTTCCCAGAAATTTACGAAAATATTGAGGAGGAAGATGAAGAAGAGGATATGCCTATCGTCGACCCAGAGGACTGTCCATCCTTTGAGAGATACACGGGGAGTGACCCCACTCTTATCCAGATGAATGAAGCCTACGACCGTTGGGATTCCTGGCAACCCCAGAGTCCGACAGAAGAGATGTTAAAAAATGCTATTAATAGTAATGAGCATCTCAGAGCCGGAAGCATGGACGTTTTCTGAGAATAAGAATAAATTACATGTTTCTAATTTTGATACAAGCTCTAGTGATGATTCGTCTGATGACGAACAACTTTTCTCAAAAACAAAAACAATCAGGAAAAAGAAATTTAAGAAGTTGGTTAAGAAAGAGGAGATCACAACTGATTAATTTTTTTCCTTAGGTATAGTATAACAAACACAATGGCCACCGCTGCCCTCGAGACTGTCACCCTTGTCACCCAAGAACTCCAGACCCAGACCCTCAACTCTATCGTCGGTGGTTTCTCCTTCGCCGCTGCGATGTCTTGGATGGACTTTGTCCGCTGGACCGTGACCCAGATCATCCGAGTCCCTAAGAACGGTGGTGCTCAGTATGCGATCACCGCTATCCTGACCTCCCTTCTCTCCGTGGTTGTCTTCCTCGCGATCTCCCGTATCAACGGGAAGGTGTCGAAGCCCGCCCAGCCCGTCTACGCGATAACTCGCTAATCGGTGCTCTTTTCATTAAAAAGAGTAGAAGTAGACCACCTAAAATTATTAATGCAATGTAGAGATACTCCTTTCTCCACCATTTATAAGGATTCTTCACCACTTCGGGAATGCTTATTATTGGCTCTTTTACTTCTTCTTCTTCTTCTTCGATAGGGACCTTTGGGAGGTTCGCCAACTTATCTGTAGATCCCGTCACATCAAACTTTAATATATGATCCTGATTTCTAAAATCGTAGGGAATGAGACGTCCATGACTCATGTAGAAAAATTCAATCTTAACATCCTTAATCATTTTTTGAGTTCCAGAGTGGAAATGGTGAATGAGAGTATCGTCAGCGCCGTTAAAATTTATAAAATCTGAACCATCCAGAAGTATATGACCTGTATAGAACGGTGTAGAAGTATACACGGTTTGAGTGAATTCATCAGAACCCGTTGTAAGTTTTAGAATGAGAGAATTAGGACCACTTAAATTGATTGCACCCGAAACTAGTATACCATTAGATGAATCGTGATCATTGGAATTAAATCCTATGAGTTGGTGAGGTGTTGTAACTG